TTAATGAAGCGCTTGGATTTTGCCATGTCTTCATACCGAGGTGACCTAGAGTTTAACACTTCTTACCGGAAAACACCTGAAGCTTACACACCTTTCATTGAGCCGGAGTTCAAAGATGATGAGTTCTATCTCGAGGCTGATTTTTCATCCAATGATAAGACTCAATGTGCTGATGTCATGCTGATCGAGTGTGCCCAGATGCGCCTTCAGGGCGCACCTGAATGGTTCGTTCGGTTGCACATGAAGACTGATTCCTTCACTGTTGTCAATAAGCGTTATCGCATTAAGGCACAGTTGAGGCATCAGTTGCCAACTGGTGCAACTGACACGACTTACCGTAATTGCACATGGAATCGCGTGATTGTCCGGGCATTTTACAATAAAGCACGCATGTCATGCCCATCTCTGACCATGCGTGTAATTATCATGGGTGATGACATGCTTGCCAAGTTAGTTGGCAAGGTAGCTTACGCAGAGAAGTTGTACGTTTCTGCCGCTGACGACGCGCGTATGGTCGTCAAGGTCAAACGACATCGTTATCTGTGGACGGCGACGTTCCTGAGCAAGTTTTTTGTCCCGAGCAACCGGTATGGCAAGCACTTTACTGTGCCCATACTTGGTAAGTCTCTGGGGCGATTTAACATGCGGGCAAACGCCAACGCCGCCGTTAGCGACCACGCCTACATGGCTGGCAAGGCAGTCAGTTATGCTTACGAGTTTAGGTACTGTCCTATTTTGCGCAATCTGTTCCTCAAACGCTTTAAGTGGGAGTACTCCTTTCTTAACAGTGTGCGAGATATTGAATTCGGTGACGAAGTCATCAACTGGAATTCAAGGGCAGCTGGGGTCACGCTTGCTAATATCACTTCAAAACTGGTCGTTGACCAGTTTTTGGATGAACATGATCTCAACTGCTTTTGTATTGAACGTTATGGTTTGATGGCTAGTTCCGTGATTGATCTTTTTTGAACAGATAGTCGTCTCTAATGAGAAGATTGATGTGGAAGGGATTGTGGTTAATTTGCTCGCGTGTGACTTTATGAGTCCCGAGTAGCCACGTTGCCGAGATGCTTTGAGGGCATCCGGTTTTCGAACCGTAATCCCAACCATGCTTGCAATAGCCG